TTCTGGAAAACAGCAAAAGAAAGGGCAGTTGATATGAATGTAGGTGCAGGAAATACAGCAATTGAGAAGAAAAGAGCACCTTTTGAACCAGAATTAGGATAAATAATAACATTCTGTAAAAGTGTCATAAATAAAACAGGAAAACACCTGTTTTAATGGCAATAAATCGGACATCAAGGGCATTTAAGGACATTAGTTTGTCTTTTGACCCTCATCCAGTCACAAAAGACCTTACAATTCTTAAAAATGAGAACGCAATTAAGAAATCTGTAAGGAATTTAGTGCAAACTATCCCTACTGAGAGGTTCTTTAACTCTGTTTTGGGATCGGAAGTGCGAAATAGCCTATTTGACTTTGTAGATTTTGGTACTGCATCAGTAATACAGAACCAAATTGAAATTACACTTGAAAACTTTGAACCTAGAATAGAAAATGTAACAGTTGAGGTTGAACCTAGACCAGATTTGAATGAATTTGAGGTTACAGTGTTTTTTGATATTATTGGACAAGAAGTTCCTACACAAGAATTCACATTCATGCTCGAAGCAACAAGATAAATGCCTTTTACTAAGTTTACAAACCTAGATTTTGATCAAATTAAGACTTCAATCAAGGATTATATCCGTTCAAACTCAGATTTTACTGATTTTGACTTTGAAGGATCAAATTTTTCGGTTTTAATTGATACTTTAGCATATAATACCTATATTACTGCGTTTAACTCAAATATGATAGTGAATGAGTCTTTCTTAGACTCTGCAACAGTCAGAGAAAACGTTGTTTCACTTGCTCGAAACGTTGGATATGTACCAAGATCAAGAACTGCTGCTCAAGCAACCGTATCTTTCGATGTTACTACAAGTGGTAATACCCCAACACATACTTTACAAGCAGGTTTAGTGTGTGTAGGTACATCTAATGACACTTCTTACGTATTTTCAATACCAGAAACAATAACAACCACTACAACTCAAGCAGTGGATGGGTCAGGAAACATAATTTCAAGTACAGGATCATTTAGTGATGTAATAGTATACCAAGGAACTTACTTATCAAAGACATTTACTGTTGATGGATCACTGGATCAGAGATTTACACTTGAAAATTCATTTATAGATGCATCAACTATTAGGGTTTATGTAAGAGGTGCATCAGAAACTGGATTGGGAAGAGAATATCGTAAAGTTGATAATATATTAAACATTACTAATACATCAGAGGTATTTTTAATTCAAGAAATTGCAGATGAGAAATATGAACTATTATTTGGTGATGGAGTTTTTGGTAAAAAATTAGATAATGACTCTTTAATCACAGTTGCTTATATTGTCACAGATGGTGTAGAAGGTAACGGTCCTGCCTCATTTACCTATGCAGGTAGTGTTGCATCATCTTCAAATCAAATTCAATTACCATCAACTACACCAACAATCACAACAGTCTTATCGGCAGCTAATGGGGGTAACATTGAATCAATTGACTCAATCAAGTATTTTGCACCTAGACTGTATTCATCGCAGTACAGAGCAGTTACAGCAAGGGATTATGAGTCTATAGTACAACAAATATATCCAAATACTGAATCTGTATCAGTTGTTGGTGGTGAAGAGTTAGATCCACCAGAATTTGGAACTGTCTTAATCACAATCAAACCAAAAAATGGTGAATTTGTATCAGATTTTGATAAAAGTTCAATTCTTTCTAATTTAAAAAGTTACTCATTAGCAGGTATCAACCAAAAAATTCTAGATTTAAAATTATTATACGTTGAACTAGAGTCTTTTGTTTATTACAACCCATCAAAGGTATCAACTGTATCAGAATTAAAGACAAAAGTAATTAATGGTCTTACTACTTATGGATCTTCAACTGATATTAACAAATTTGGTGGTAGATTTAAATATAGTAAAATTTTGAATGTTATTGATAATATTGATGATGCGATTACATCTAATATAACAAGAGTTAGAATCCGAAGGAATTTAAAAGCACTAGTTAATCAATTTGCACAATATGAATTATGTTATGGCAATCCATTCCATATAAATCCAGAAGGAAAAAATGTTAAGAGCACTGGATTTACAATACAAGGTCAATCTGATATGTTATACATAACAGATATTCCAAATAAAAATAGTGATGGTAGTTTGGATGGTAGTGGTAAAGGAACATTGACTATAGTTAAAGGTGATGCAGAATTATCTGCGAATAGATTAATAGTTGCATCTGCTGGAACTGTTGATTATGTACATGGTGAAATTATATTAAATACAATTAATTTTACATCAACTGAAAGGGCAAATGATATTATTGAAATTCAAGCTTTCCCACAGTCAAATGATGTAATTGGATTAAAGGACTTATACTTGAGTTTTGCCATTGGTGATAGTGAGATAAATATGATTAAGGACACAATTACATCTGGTGAACAGATATCTGGTGTCGGATATAAAGTTACATCGAGTTATTCAAACGGAGTATTGACAAGAGGATAATATGATAACCACTGGAATTGATAAAAGAGTCAAAGTCCAACAGATAATTGAAAATCAAATTCCAGAATTTCTTTTATCTGAAAGTCCAAAAGCAGTAGATTTTTTAAAACAATATTATATCTCTCAAGAGTATCAGGGAGGTCCTATTGACCTGACTGATAATTTAGATCAGTATATAAAATTAGATAATTTAACACCAGAAGTAGTTGTAGGAGAAACAATATTAACAAGTGGTATTACAACATCCTCAAGTGTGGTAAATGTTAGTAGTACCAAGGGATTTCCTAATGAATATGGTCTTTTTAGAATTAATGATGAAGTATTTACATATACTGGTATAACAACTAATTCATTTACGGGTTGTGTTCGTGGATTTAGTGGAATTACAACATATCATGCAGAAAATCAACCAAGAGAATTAGTATTTACTGATTCAACAGCTACTAATCATGAAGTAGATGCAACTGTTATTAATTTAAGTGCATTATTTTTAAAAGAATTTTATAAAAAAACAAAAACCACTTTAACACCTGGTTTAGAAAATGTTGATTTTGTCAATAATTTAGATGTTAGCAATTTTATTAAAAATTCAAAATCCTTATATCAATCAAAAGGAACAGATGAATCATTTAGAATATTATTCAATGTTTTATATAATGAAACTCCAAAAATTATAGATCTTGAACAATATTTAATTAAACCATCAACAGCAGAATTCATAAGAAGAGAAATAGTTCTTGCAGAAGCACTTTCTGGCAATCCTAGTAATTTAGTTGGACAAACAATAGTTAAATCAACAGATAGTCAAACTAGAGCATCTATATCTGAAATAGAACCCATAACAAGAAAAGGTAAGGTTTATTATAAGATTGGATTATTTGTTGGTTTTAATGATGTAGATTTAATAGAGGGAACATTTAATGTTTCTCCTAAAACTAAGTCCATTGAAAATATATCCATAGGTTCTTCTGTGATAACTGTAGATTCTACTGTTGGATTTGGATCTACAGGAACAGTAATATCTGGAATTAACACAAATATTTACTATAGTAGTAAATCTCTGAACCAATTCTTTGGATGTGAAAATATAGTGGATACAATCTCCACTACAGATGATATTAGATCTAATGAATTTTATTATGGATATGAAAATGGAGATTTAACTAAAAAAGTAGAACTTAGATTAACTGGTGTTTTATCTAAGTTTACTGCAACGTCTGATATTAGATTATTATCTGATGGTGAAACAATATCTGTTAAAAATGTTGGTGAAAAAATAACTGATTCATTAACTAATAAAACTAGAAAAGAAATATTTGCCAATTCTTGGATTTATAATACATCTTCAAGATTTCAAATTGGATCAATATCTGGATCGAATATAGTTTTACTAACAAGAGATATTGATAAATCTAGTCTCAAAGTAGGTGATGCAGTTGAAATATTATTCAGAAATGAAGAAAATAAAGCAGCTACTGGTATAGTTGCAAATATAAATCAATCTACACAAACTATTAATTTAAATAATCTTACTCTTGAATCTGGTATTTCACTTTTACCTGATCCAAATCGTAGTTATGATTTGAGAAGATTAATCAAAAAAGCAACTAGTAGCATAGTTGATATGGAATTCGGAAATAGTGTTATAACGTCTGATGTTACTAACGTTTATAATGAATCTAATGAAAATTTTTATACTGCTTCTAATTCATTACCATCATATCAAATTACAGCAAATATACCAAGATCTATACTTTCAGATGCAATTGCAGGTGTACAATTACCACAATCTGGATATGATGCCAATACGTTAAAATATAATACTATATCTTTCTCCAGTCCTGTTCCATTTATAACTGGTGATGAAATATTTTATACAGCACAAGGATCACTTTTACCTGGTTTAACAGAAACATCTTATTTTGTCGAAGTATTATCTAATTCAAACCAAATAAGATTATATAAATCTAGATCTTTTATTCCAATATCTGATTATGAAGAATTTGAACCATTACCATCTGGTTCTGGGACACATACATTTTCATTAACTGGTATTTTAAATCAAAAAATTGGTGCTCAAAGATTATTCAGAAAATTTCCATTAGAACCAAATAATACAAATTCAACTGCTGAAAAAACTATTCCAGGACCAACTGGACTATTAATAAATGGTGTTGAAATATTAAATTATAAATCAGAGAACAGAATATTTTTTGGACCTTTAGATAGAATAACTTTATTAAATGGTGGATCAAATTATGATGTTATAAATCCTCCACCAATATCAATAGCATCACCAGGAGTTGGTAATACTACTGCATTGATACAACCAGTAGTAATTGGAGAAGTTACAGATATACAAGTTGAACCTCAAGATTTTGATATAGAAAAAGTTTTATCAGTAACTATTGAAGGTGGTAATGGTAATGGTGCTATTTTAGAACCTGTATTATCAAGAAGAAAAAGAGAAATATCTTTTGATGGAAGAACATTATTTGATGCTGGTGGTGTAGATACTGTAAATGAAACAATAACATTTTTCAGTGATCATAATATATCAAGTGGTTTACCTCTAATTTATGATCAAAATGGAAATGATCCTTTAGGTATTAGCACTGTTGGAAATGATGCTGTCTCTGTAGTTGGATTAGGTACAACATCTTTAGTTAATAAAGCTACTTATTATCCAGAAGTCGTAAATTCAAAAACAATTAAATTATTCCAAAGATTATCTGATTACAATAGTGGAATAAACACTGTTGGATTTACAACTTTAGGTCAAACTGGTGGAGTTCATATTTTCCAACTTAAAAACCAAGAAAATACTTTAAAAGATATTAGAGTATTAGATGGTGGAAATAATTATCAAAATAGACAACTTTTTGTAAAACCAATAGGAATCAATACTATTAATGATACTATAAATTTTGAAAATCATGGATTTGATAATGGTGATAAAATTATATATTCTACATCTGTAGGATTAGGAACTACTCAACCACAATCAATTACTGGATTAACAACTTATACTGGAATTACTTCAACATCTAATTTTTATCAGGTATTAAGATTAAATAATGACTCTTTTAGAATAGTAAATGCTGGCTTAGGTGCAACACTGACTGAAAATTTTCAAAGATTAAATTATATTAAATTTTCTGATCAAGGAACAGGTTTCCAAGTATTTAAATATCCAGATATTAAATTAAATTTAAAATATGAATTAAAAAATACAACAACGGGAATAATAACTGCAACTCCAGTTGTAAGAGGATCTATTGAAGATGTTTATCTTTATGAAAAAGGATCTGGATATGGATCAAATATATTAAATCTCGAAAAAACATCTACTATTACTGTAAAAACTGGTAAAAATGCTGAGTTAAAACCGATTGTATCCGATGGAAAAATAAGTTATGTAGAAATACAAGCAAAGGGACAAGAATACTCTTCTGCACCCGATTTAGAAGTAGTTGGAGTAGGAACTGGACTTGGTGCTGAATTAAAAGCAGTTGTAGAAAACGGAAAAATTGAACAAGTAATCATACTTAATGGAGGGGTACAATATCAGCAAGATAAAGTTACTATTAAAGTTACACCACCTGGTAGTGAAGTAAAATTAGAATCAAGTATTAGAGGTCTTCATGTTAATAATTTTAGTAGATATGGTAATGAATCTCTAACAGAATCACAAGATAAATTACAATATTCACTTGTCGGATATTCTACTCAAATAGGTGCCGATGCTTTTGGTGATGATGGTATTGAACACTCCCCAATTATCGGATGGGCATATGATGGAAATCCGATTTATGGACCATATGCATATAGTGATCCAGAAGATGAAACTTCACAAATAAGAATTTTAAATAGTGGATATATTCTTGATCCATCTACTATTGAAGATAGACCTTCATTTAGTAATGGTTTTTTTGTTAATGATTATATTTTTAATAACTCTGGTGATTTAGATATTCATAACGGAAGATTTTGTAGAACACCTGATTATCCAAAAGGAACTTATGCATATTTTGTAGGAATTGCAACTAATTCATTGTCCCCAGTATTCCCATATTTTATTGGTGATTCTTATAGAGCTAAACCTGAAATAGAAAATTATAAATTAAATCAATCATTATTTGATATTGAAAATTCAAATTTAATTAGAAACACATATCCATATAAAGTTTCTGATCAATTTGCAGATAATGATTTTATTGTAGAATCAAATGAAATATCAGAACAAAAAAGTGTCATAGAATCTACATCATTTGGATCTGTAGACTCTATTCAAATTGTTAATAGTGGTGATAATTATAAAGTTGGCAATGCTGCCACGTTTGATAATACAGACACAAATGGTGGTGGTTTAAGTGTTTCAGTTAATAGTGTACTTGGAAAAGATATAACTTCAATTGATACAACTGTTGATGTATATGAAAATGTTGTATTTGTTAAAAATGAATCGGAAGGAGTATCTGCCTTTATATCTACTGCTCCTACTCTCAATAATAATGATCGTGTAATTATATCAGGATTAACCACAACCTCTGCATCTGCATTAAATAATACGTTTAATATTGGAATAGACACTGCACAAACTATAGTATACCAAGAAATACCAAATTCATCTACAACTGGTGTGGTTACTGATATATACGTTTCTAAAATACCTTCTCTAATATCAGTTGGTAGTAGTATTGGTATAGGGACTGAAAAACTTTTAGTTCTTAATGCAATTAAACCTAATAATATACTAAGAGTCAAAAGAGGTCTATCATCAGGAGTACATACAGTTGGTACTCCAATAGATTTAATTCCAAATCTATTTGATTTAAGGAATACAGGACTTGGTATAACTGATTTTAATTCTAGATTAAATGATCAAGTATTTTTTAATCCACATGAATCAATTGGTGTAGGAACTGTAGTAGGTTTAGGTTCGACTGCATTTTCAACACTTGGAGATGTTAAAAAGATAGTTTCAACTCCAACACATAGTATTTTCTTACCAAATCATCCATTTGAAACAAATCAAAGAGTTACATTAACAAAACCTGCTGCTGGTTATGGAATAACAGTTACAAAAGATGATGGTGTAACTAATTTTACAATACCTAAGAGTGGAACTACAGAAGAAGATGTCTTTATAATTAGAAAATCAAAAGATTATGTAGGAATAGTTACTCAAGTTGGATTAACAACAAGCACTATTGGATTGGCTTTCTTTGGTGATACTAAAGTTGGATCTAGTAGTTTTGAATATAGTTTAACATCTAACTTTGAACAAATCACTGGAAAACTTCAAAGAATTCATGCACAAGTATCAGTTTCAACATCTCACAATTTAATTAATGGTGATGTTGTAAATTTAAATGCAATTCCGAATCAATCTGTTGGTATAGGAACATCTGCTTTTGTTTCAATAAAATATGATGAAATAAATGATAAGATTTTAGTAAATCCAATCTCATGTCCATCGAGTGGAGTTACAACATCAACTAATCAATTTAATATAATATCACATAATTTATTAACTGGGGATAAAGTTCATTATATTTCAACCTCTGTATGTGAGGGTCTTGTTAATCAAGAATCTTATTATGTCTTTAAAATAGATGACAATAATTTTAAATTATCTGAAACTGAAATTGATGTGTTGTTTGATCCTATAAAAACCATTGAATTAAGTTCAACAGGTGGTTCAACAGGAAGTAATCATGAATTTTCTTTAATAAATCCACAAATTAATGTGTTGAGGAATAATAATCTTGTATTTGGTGTTGGGCACTCATCTTTAGAGGGATATGAATTTAAATTTTATTATGACAGAGATTTTAAAAATGAATTTGTTGGGACAGGACAAACTGATTCGTTCCAAGTAAGTGGAGTCACAAATCCAAGAACTGGTGTTGGTACAGTTGGTGTTGGAACCACTAGTATTAACAAAATAGATGATGCAGTTATAACTTTAAATTATTCAGATTTTAATCCAGAAAAATTATTCTATAATATACAAAAAAGTGGTTATATTAGCACTGCTGATATAGGAGTTTATAATTATTCACAAATTAACTATGAAGATAGTGTTTATAGTGGTAAATATGACATTTTTAATGTTACTTCCACAGCTAGTACTTCCTTTAGTGTTTCATTATCAGAAATTCCAGAAAAAACATCATATAATCAATCAAATACTAGTAT